CTTATTGCAAGCTGTGGATCAAAATATTCTATAACTTTGTCGAAAATATTCATAAGCCAGAATCAAAAACCGCTTGGATTCTATAGGGCCTCTTCCCGTTTGTGCTTAAGCCAAGCTCTTGTTTAAGACTATCACGAATTTTGTACAATTCCGCCAAGCTGTTATAAGTTACTTCTCGATCTTGATATTTAACTTTTGTCGCGCCTGAATTGATAGCCGCTTCAATCGCTGTTAGATCTGCAAGTGTCGCCATATCTTACATATTACCAGAAATCTGATTTTTTGCGATTTACCTGCTGAGTCGGTAAACTTGCGTTATGTTTCCTGTTTTGAAGAGTTGATTCTAATACTGAAAAATCTTCATCATCAAAACGATCAATCCCAAAAACATACGCCGCCGCTCTTGCATAAACCCTGCAATCTAAAGCCTCGTTTCTTTCGCGGATTTTTTCCCAAGAAAATGACGAAACCCCTCCACGCGTTACTCGCCGCTTCTCTTCTGCTGTAAGCATTTTAAAATATTCGGTATCGTAATTTGTGGGAAACATACAATAACCGCGTGGATAGCCGTCATCATCATTGATTGGAGGATCCAATTTTAAAAACGAATAAAGCTCTTCCTTAACCAGATTGGTTGATACTGGGAAATATTTCATGCCTCTATAAATCCGCTTCCCATCTTTGCGCATATCAACGATTCGCGGGATCTCTACCATCACCACACCAGCCGCGCGCCCTTTGACCGCGATTATTCTATTGTCGCTTTGAGCCCTAACCCAGTTATAAACAATTTGAGTATTATCCCCACTGTCTATTGCTATTTTTTCCAGCTTAAAAGTTAAGCCATCGTTTGAAGTATAAATTCTATTGATTTCTTTTGATAGTTTTGCCCAAACTTCAGTTTGAGTAGTGTCCCCATCAATTCTAATATAGTCTATTGACCAAGATTGCATATTTTGCCCCCAGCCTACAATCTCCATCTCGATTCTGTCTCGCTGAATATCAACGCCAGCAGTAAGCAAAAGCACGCCATTTGGAACCGTTCCGCGTAAGTAATTTGCTTTTAAACGATACAATCTTTCCCAGTCTGGAGATTCTCCGCGTTCAATCCAGCACTCGCCTAGTACTGTGTTTACAAAATATTTTAGTTTGAGTATATTGCCCTGAGATTCGTCCCAATCCCGCGCGATATCGCTCCAGGAATACCACCCAAGCGGACTATACAAACTATTCAAATGGTAGCCCCTAGCTTTTTTGTTTTTGGTTTCTACTGTCGGAACCCATTCCCCCTCTGCAAGAAATGTATTTTTATGTCCCTCTGAGATAGCTTCCCCACAATACTTGCAAGAATAATAAACTTGATCATACTTTCCTTTCTCCCAGCGTAAATTATCAAAAATAAGTTTTTGCTTCTCACCACAAAATGGACAAGGAACGAAATAAAATCTTTGATCGCTGTCATTAAATAAAGGCTCTATCTGACTTGTTTGCTGAACAGTCGGAGTTGAAACAATAAAAATTTTTTTATTTCTTGTAAATGTCCTAGTTCTTGCTTCTGCAAGTTTAATCGGTGAACCCTCGCCGCCGCAATCCTCGGGATAAGCGTCTACCTCATCTAAAAACAAATAACGAATTGGAGCGGATCTCAAACCAGTAGGACTATTAGCACCAGCCAGCAAAAGTAAACCTCCAGGAAACTCTTTCAAAAACATTGTATTAGAACCATCTCTTGACTTTTTTTCCTGTACTTTTTCAGCAAGGCACGGTGTCTCATTAAACATTGGATCTAAACGCTGTTTAGCTAAACGCTTTAACATATCCACCGTTGGTTGCACCATCATAGTTGGGCCAGGACAAAGGTCTACTATATAGCCGAGCCAATTATTTCCAGCTTCCGTTGCACCAAGTTGGGCACCCTTCATAAAAATAACAGTGTCTATGCCATTTCTGATTGTTAACGAGTCTAATATTTCACGTAAATAGGGAGTTCTGTCCGTTCTCCAACGTCCAGGCTCTGAGCTAGATTTACTACTTAAAAACCTAAATTTATCAGACCATTCACTGACACTTAATGTTATTGGATCAGGTTTAAGACCACGTATTAAACCCTTTAAAACAATATCTTCAGGTTTTTGTAACATCTATATCTTGTATCTCTTCCAATGTTTGTATAATTTCTTGAGTTAGAATTTTTTCGACACGTTTATCGTCATTTATTTGTGCTATTTCAGAAGCAACACGACCAGGAATCGCTAATAAGCTTTCCCTAATTGCTCTACCCGCACTATAAAGAACTTTAATAACATCCTTTGCATTAACCAGCTCTTTTAATCGCTCTTTGTAATCAAGTTCTGAAAGCCTTGCGTCATAACCTAGTTTCATAATCTTAATTTGATTAATACTTGGAGTGTTTGTCTTAGATTCCGTTATCTCTTCTTCTTGCAATTCTTTTTTTTTGGACTTGTAGGATTTAATTGGAGCTAATGCCTGTAATCGTTCTATTTCAAGTTTTGCTTTTTCAAAATCAAAACGATTCTTTTTATTTTTTCCCTCACCCTTTCGTAAAATTATTGCTGAATCTAGATGTCCCCTTAATATCCAAGAATCTAAAGTCTTTCTATTTAAGTTAAGCCTTATTACTAAATCAGCGGCGGTCACTTGCTGTGAGTTTGTCATATTCTTCACCCGTTGCTTCTAAAATGCCCTTTCTACCAGTTAATTCTTGCCAACGCTTAACTATCACATCACAATATTTTGATTCTAATTCAGAAGCTAAACATTTTCTGCCTTTGTTTTCGCAAGCAATTAAAGTGCTTCCTGAACCAGCGAATGGTTCATAAATAACCATATTTCGCTTAGATCCATGAGATAAAAGCTCTTCAAGTAAATTTATTGGCTTCATAGTTGAGTGAAGATTTGCTTTGAGTGGTCTATTAAATTCTAAAATATCACAAGCATTAGTTGGGCCATAAAATTTATGTCGTCCTTTCCAGCCAAAACAAATAAATTCAAACTTGCTATTATAATCTCTTCTGTTCATTACAATACTATTTTTTAACCAAACTAAATAAGAACTCCAAGTTATATTGCAATCTTCAAAAGCTAAACGTAAATTATGTAATTCTTTACCAGATAAAAAGCAATAGACTGTGTTGTAATCTTGAAATTCAATCAAGGATAAGAATTCAGCAAAAAATTGTCTGTAATCTTTTCCAGTATCGTTTGCTATTTTTTCGTGAGCAATGCCACCTTTATTTCGTGCTCGTTTATTCATGTCTTCACGTTTAGATTCATAATCAATGCCATAAGGTGGATCAGTTAAAACCATGTCTATTTTTACGCCCTGAGTCAATTTCCTGTAAATATCAATTTCTGTACAAGATCCACAAATTAACCGATGATCTCCAAGTATCCAAACATCACCAGGTTTAGTTATTGGATCATTTGGTGGCTCAAAATTATTCTCAATTTCCTTTTGTTCACCTACTGTTTCCACATCTTGATTAAGAAAATTATCTAGTTCATCGTCTGAAAAACCTAGTAATGACACGTCAAAATCCAAACCATCAAGAGCTTGTAATTCTTGTGCCAATAAATCTAAATTCCATTCAGCGTTTTCTGCGATTTTATTATCTGCAATAATGTAAGCTCGCTGTTGCTGTTCTGTTAAGTAGTCAAGACGTATAACTGGAACTTTTTCCATGTGTAATCGCTTTGCGGCCATTAAGCGACCATGACCAGCAATGATCCCGTTCTCTTTAGATATCAATATTGGGTTTGTAAAGCCAAATTCTTTTATTGAATTTATAATCTGGTCTACCTGAAATTGTTTGTGGATCTTTGTATTATTTTCATAAGGTATTAATTCTTCTAAGTTTAAAAATTCTAGCTTTTCAGCCATTTTTGTATATGTTTCTTTTGCTTTGCGTCCCATCATTAGTAATATATCACAAAAATCCTGCAAGTAAAATCCTGCGCAATTAAAAAATATTATCTAGAATAAAACCGCGCGCTAACGGCACCCGCTTTTTTTCATAGCTGGAAGTACCTAAATGTACCCCCCCCCATAGGGTATGTACTTATATTTTTACTAGTATTTATCATACACTTGTATTACTTTCGCTCCCAAGAAAAAAACTTTCATCAAAAAAAGTATGACCCAAGGCAAAATAACACGGGTTTTTTGTTTTCATTTTGTTATAAATATACGCATTACGTATCTTGTTTAATATAAAATCCACATCGTGATCGCCATTAAAGATATATGTAAAGTAATATTGAGCTAAAGATTTAAAGCTGTTAAATTCTTTTATTGATCCATCAGTTAATAACGATTTAATTTTTAAATAGCTTTTATTGACCAAGTTTGTAATATCTTCCTGATAATAAATTTCTTTTGAATAATTTGTATCGTGTATTTCTTTCCAAAGAAAATTATAAATAGGCTTATTGGTTTCTAAGTGTAAAGTTATATTTCTCCGAATTGATCTTACAGTTTTATTTTTATGATTAATTTTTGATGGATCTTGAGATCTAATAAATCTGGAAGCCTCCGAAATCGAATTGAAAATAAAGCTCTTACCATCGTTGGCTAAGCCAATAACGGGTTTGATTCTATATTTTTTATCTGAGGGCTTTTTCAAGATTTATTTTAAATTTATCGCTGTAATTGTTTCTTACAATTTCTCGCGCGTTATCCACAAACGGCCAATTATTGTCTATTTTAACACTTTCTTTTAGCGTGTAAAGTATTTCTAACGGATTTTTTTTATTTGTAGTTCTTACCGCCACAAACTGTTTGTTTGATCGCGTGTTTAAAATAAACGGCCGATTGCCATAATAAGTTTTTTTAGATGTCAAAACTCTATTTGGAAACTTAGTAGGGCCTAAAGTTTCGCGCCCTGGATTCAAAATTTTTCTAGTGTTACCTGCTGGAGCCGCTACAGATCCAGAATCAGATGTTCTTTGCCCGCCAGTTATGTTTAAAGCCATGATTGGATCTCTTACGCCTACGATTGACTCGCACTTTGGATAGTCGCTTTTTTCTGCACGAATCGCTTTCAGCGTGCGCTTTGTCCAGTTCGTTCTAATTTTAAAATACCGATCAAGCCCGCGCGTCTCCATATCTCGGACATCAAAAGCCAAACCTGACAAAGTTACCGCTGTAACAAAGGGCATTTGCTTAGAAATCAAAGCCGCTATTTTATCGCTGAGTTCTGGAGCTGAAGTTTCGATGTTTATCATATTTACATTTTACCACCAGAAATAAAACCAGAATCCTTGCCACTAAATCCAAAAAAATCACGCGACCCCCTAATATAATACCTTGATATTATTTTAACCGTCTTGCCGTTTAGCCACCCCTCTTGCCAGTTAAGAACCACCCCTAAGTGAGTCAATTATTTTAAGTCTTTTATTTTTACCAGTAAGTGTATATATATAAAGAAAAAGGCTTAACCAAGCCATTATTATATATATATATAGATATAGATATAGATATATATATATATATGGTTATAGCAAGGATAATATTTAGTGGTCGAGTGGTCGAGTTTTTATAGACCCCTGGTAAATTTATCTCTTTTTTTCTATTTTTGTATGTTTTTATATATATCTCTCTCTCTATTTTTCAAAAAACCATGCCACCTTTCTTTTTAAAAAGATAATTGCAAAATATTTTCTTAAAAACCATTGTAAATAAAGAGTTTTTTAAATCTTAGACCTGGTTGCAAACTGCCGCGCTTCTTGCCACCCCCCTGGTTGATGATGGTTTTTTGACCATTTCCACCTAAAGATTTACAATATTCTTGATGGCATTGGAAGCTGTAGCAATTAATAGACTAAGTACCGAATTACCAATAATGGTTTTATTTCTGGTTGCTATAATTGCTTTTTTGTGTTTTGGTATTTACTCTTTATACTGGGTTTTACGCGCTGAGCGTAAGTTTTGGCTTGAATCAAACAAAAATCTCCAAGATAGAATCGATTCTTTACTTGATTCGCTTCACCATTTATAATAAATTTATGGTATTTGAAATCGCGCTTATAACTCTGATTCTATCTCTTACGCTGGCTGGATCTGTCGCCGCCAAAGTGCTAAAAATAAAATCAGAGCTAGATTTTGAGCGCGTCAAAGTTCTTGAAGTTCATAAGAAAATTGACCTAGAGCTGGATAGATTAAATCAATCCCGCGCAAGCCAAAATATAATTAACATAAACAAAAAGCCCGCCAGCAAGCAAAATCAAAAGACTTGCTAATCCAAGCGCAATTTTATTGCCGCTTGATCCAGGGCCGAAAAGTATTTCAGTTTTAATATTTTCTCTCATATCTTTTTTGACTGGTTTGCTTTGTGAAATGTTTCTAAATTGATATTTTTTAATAATTGGCATATAAATTAACTCCATTTTTTTAGTAAAAACCCAAACAATATCAACGCCATCGCATTCAGTGAATGAACCATTTGCGCGCTAAAAAGTTCAAAATTACTCATGATTCACCAGCCTTGCTGAAGCACCAGCGTCATCACGATTGAAATCAAACATCCTGCGCTTTGGTTGCCCGTAATACGCTATTGCTTCACGATAAGCAGTTTCGCGCTTAAGTCCCTCTTTTTTTACTGCAGAAACGCGCCGCTTTTGCGCCCTATGAAGTTTTTTTAGTGCCGCCATATAATTAGACACCTTATCGAGTTCTGGTTGAACCTGACGCATTTCAGCCGTTATTCTAAATAACTCGCTCTCTTCCAGATGTAAAATTGGATCGCTGGCTTTTGCCGCGCTTCCGATTGTCGTTAATACTATACCCACAATGATTAATTTTTTCATTTTTCAAAATCCTCCAATACAAAAAATTATGCCCAAGAACCCCTAAGTAGTATCATTTTGGTATTAAGTTTTTAGTTAAATATTTTTAAACTAACGCTAGATCATTTAGTTTTTTTATCATCTCTTCTGGAGTTGCCGCGGATAAAACCACCATGCCATCGCGGGTTTGGTAGGTTACGTTATCCGCTTCCAGCACTAGTTTTGCGTCTAAAAAGCTGTAAGGAAGCCATTCAGGCAAAATAACGGAGCTGGTATCAAGGTTATGAGATCGTGTGAAGGAAGTTTCACCAGCTCCAGAATCGGTAAAAGTTGGAGCTGGTTGGTCGGATTTTGGAGAAATCGAAATGTCAATATTATCACCAGCTCCAGAATTAGAATTTTTAGCTTTTTTAGCCATTTTTATATTTTACTTTATTTTTTCCGCTTTGACAACGTAACAATCAATGCCGTTGAAAATATCAATTTCAAAGCTATTGATGGAGCTGTCTCGGTGG